ATAGGGGCTGGTTCCTCCTTAGTTATAAAACTAGCCCCACCCTCTAATTAGCCATATAAAGACCATACAATAGGTTTAGTGTTTTTAAGGTACAATCACCCTAGAAGGGTACTACAAACGCATTTAAAGGGCTATTTTGAGAACCTTTTTGACGATACCTACAGGAAAAACATTGCGATCACCGTAAGATTCATCATTATCTACTTGATAGGTAGCAAATGTATAAATGTAGTCTTTTGTTCGCTTGTATAAATAACATTTACTAATTAAGTTTGCTGGTTTCATTTTATTAAATTCTTCCGCTGTAGCTATACTGCTATCACCAACAATATCCATCCAATGTATTTCTACTTCGGGATACTTTTTACCGTGTACTGTTATAAATTTATATTTGCGTGAGTTCGCCATCCCACCTTCCACCTTTTAATAATCGCATAGGTATTAAATGAGGTATGCCTTTATTGATTAACATACATCCAAGTACAGGTCTGGCTAGTGATCCATTCCTGGAATACGCAAAAGCCATACTATCTTTATCTATCATACTTCCAATCGTACACGCCCATTTTAAACTTTCGGGTTGAGAAAAATAGGTAGACGTAAATAAACTGTGGAAGTGACTTTGCACATACCCATCGTAACCAAGAGCCTGGGCAGACTTTACACAATCTTTACTAAGGTTATGAATAAAATAAAAAGAACCATACTTTGATTTGATTAGTATATGTGGATGCCAAGTCCATCTTTTTTTATCTACCTCTAATACATCTGCATAATCTTTCATCATTTGCTCTGGCAACATATGATGCTTTCTTTTACGATAGAGTAGGGAACCATGATTAGAATGTAAGAACATCATATCGGGAACTATTTGCTGTAATTTATGTAAAAAATTTTTAGCTAAGTCTAACTCTTTCGTAGGGGCATCAAGGTCTGGATCAGTTTGATGAAAGGACCAGGAATTACCATCCACCTCATCACCCATACAAATCCATCTAGTAGGCTTATACTTTTTCTTACACGCTTTAATAAAAGCTAATGCATCTCTATGCTGGTAGGGTGAATGAAGGTCAGAGATACAAAATATTCTTTTGTTTATGTCCATCTATTTTTTTAAAAACTTAGTCATAGACCTCAGTCCAAAGCTACTTCCAATCGCTCCGTACATAGCAAATTGAAACCATTGGGGCGTGGCACTTAAAGCAACAAAGCCTTTTTCTACATAAGGAGTAAAGGGAGGTATAAAACATCCACCAATAATTAAAATAAATAATATAGTCCACGCTTCATCAGCCCATGTTGCATTTTGATTTTTTAAAGCAGTTAAATCATAATCAATTTCACCAGATATTTGTTTCTTCATAATATCTGTTTTAGTTTTTATCTCAGTAATTTTTTGTTCTGCTTTTGCTTTCTTAGTTTCTGTGTAACCTTTGACAGCACTACCAACTATATTTGCAACAGGTCCAAGTAACATATTTAGCATTATATTTCCCTCAACTTTCTTGATATCTCTTCCACCCTATGTGGTACTTGACGATACCATTTCGAGTCTTTTATTTCTTCGGATGCTTCTTGGTGCTTTCCTTCTTTAATAAATTTTATTGTCTTACCAAACTTACTAAAGCCATTCTTGCCCAGAACAAAAACACATTCTATTCCACATTCCTTGGCTGTAGGATGACAGTCACCTAACAATTCATCTGCCCCAGCTTTGGCTATAGCAAAGTCTACCTCAAATAATTTTTGAACGAAGTCATAGGTGTACTCTTTATTGACATCTATCTTATCACTTTCTTTAACACGGTGGCCTATACCTATAGTATAAAATGGTTCTTTGACTGGACCATCGGCTGTGTTGTATTCTAATTGATAGGCTTTTAATCGTAAGCCTTCACTATTTGTAATTTCTTCTTTTAGTCTGTCGTAGTCCATATAGTATTCTCTCCATTCATATTCATTTCTTCAAAGCATTTAGTTCGTATAAACAAACCTCGTTTTGTAAACTCTGGATGGAGTACGTTTATTAACTCTTTCATCTTGAAATTGCACTCTGCCAAGGTTTCAAATTTCACAGGTATCCTAACATCAAAACACAGATTTGTCGATTGTATGTTTGCAACGCACAAAATCCCAGCAATAATATAGTTAATCATACTACTTCCAGGGCTGTCCACATACCCAGCCAACTAAAGAATAACGTGTACCTTTTGTGACTGGTTGAACACGGTGATATAAGTAACTAGGAAATATAATAGCACCACCTTGACTTGGCTTGTCTAAAGTTTTTATTCTATCTTTGTTATTAGGACTACCTATTTCAAATTGAAAATTACCACCGTCATATTCTGCTGGATCATTTAATAAAATACTAAAACTAATCTTGCGTACTAATCCTTTTAAGTATCCTTCTTCAAAAGGTTTATCTAAATCATTATCTCTATGCCAATCATAGAAATCACCTTCACTGTAGCTAGTGAATTGTATGCACTCTATAACCGTAGTTTGTAAGTTCCACTGCAATTGGGCGTTTGCCTGTTGTAATTGTGTATACAAGATTTGACCTAAATGAAAGTCGTTCATCCAACTTATTTTTGATTTGCGTTGGTCCTGTTGGTCCTTCCCCCAAGTCTTGCCCTCCGTCAAATTCTTCTTCCCATTCTGAATTATTGTCTGGCAATCTGTTACTTTCAAGAAGTTGTTGAAGTAACCATAATTTATAGGTGTTATCATCTGTCATCCATTTCTTCGCTTGTTCTTAATCAAAAAATCCCATCCACTTAGCAAAAATACCAAGCACTATTCCTATTGCAACTAATGCTTTTAAACCTCCAGAACCCATAGCTGAAAATTTTTGTAAGTTTTTAATTTCTTGTTGCATTGTTTCTTGGCTTTGTAACATATGCTTTACATCAGTCCGTAGTTCAGCAATTTCTTTTTCCCAATCAGCCATTACTTTAACTGACTCAAAGGGTTATCTAATGATAGTTTAATTCTTTTATCAATAGTTTCTTCTAGCTTTGTCATAGCTTCATTAATATCTTTGTCTAACTCATTCATGTCATCCTCAATTGATGTTAATGTTTCTTTTAAATCTTTACTATTATCTCTAGCATCTTGTTTTACTTGTTGCTCTACATCTTCAACAATAGACTCTATGCGTCTAACATCAGTTCTAAGGTCTGTCTTAAGTTCATTAGCTACATCAGACACCAAAGATACTTCTTGCAAAATCATACTCATTTCTGTTTGCATCATGTCTACTTCTTGTTGAACTAACTCTAATCGTTTATCAAACTCTGAAAAGTCTGGTGATACATAAGATGATACAACTTCTTTTAGTTCTAAGTAATCGTCTATAAATTTATAAACTGTCCACCCACCACCAGCTAATGTTGATAGGGCAGTTAACACTAAAAAAATTTTACCGCCTTTAAATTTTATTCCGCCTGGTAATTCTAGTTCCGCCATTGACTCTCCACCATTTCATTATGTAACCCATCACTACCAACAAACAAAAGATATTGGCCCATAAGGTTATAGTTAATTTCACCATCAGCTAGTACAGCATCATCAAAGAAACCTTGACGGTCCTCTAATAGTTTTTGACTTTGAAAAAATGATTTGCTGTCACCTAATACTTGCATAACAATTAATGTTTTTAATTGATTAGTAGCATCGTATCTTTTTTTATCATCCATTGACTTAACAATTTTCTTACCAGCCTTTTCTTTCGCTGACTCTTCCTTCTTTGGCTGTTCTTTTACTTCTGCTTTTTCTACTTCTTTTGTTTCTACTTCTGGCTCTGTTATTTTTTCTTCGATAGTTTCTTCTACTGTTGTTTCTATCTCAGCTTCAATCTCTGCTTCTATTTCTATTTCTATTTCGGCTACCTCTATTTCTATTTCTGGCATTTCCATCTCTATCATTTCAGCCATCTCTGTTTCTACAGTTTCATAAGTTACTTCTTCCATTTCTATAGGTTCCATAGTCATACCTTCATCGGTATCCACCATGTCATTACTGTCAAAAATATCTTCAACAATATTTATAATTTCTTCTGGTGCATCTATGTTAAGAGCAACAAACATTTCTACGGTAGTTATTTCTTGGCTGATAATGGTGTTGATAGTGTTATACAAAATTTCAAGGGATACGTTAGAGAACATGGGGCCGATTGCTAAATTAATATCTCTACCTCCAATTTCTATAATGACTGTTGTTAAACTACCAGCAAAATTAAAACTACTTTCATATGTTTGATAGCCACTTGCAGTACCACTAGCAGATAAAATATCAGTACCAGAAAAAACATCCGTGTTTCCATCCTTACCTGTAATATGCATATAGATAGAGTCACTAGCATCTTGCTTGTCTACTCTAATTTCATAGTTAGCTTGACCACCATGTTTAATATTAAGATCAGAAATATTTACTGTCTGTATAAAAGTAGTACCCATACCTTCAACACCCATTGTAGATGTAGAGTCACCCGAACCAGTAATCATAGCACATTTCGTAACATTCAATTCACCACAAGCATCTCCAGTAGGCATAGAAGCGGGGCCTTGACCCCCCCAATCTGTTTGCATTGAACCGTCTTTAGATTTTACAACGTACCCGTTATCACTATCTAAAATATCACCAGAGTTTTCATTGGCAACTGTTGTAGTTGTAATGTCTTTAATTGTTTCTGTTGTAGTAAGAACACCATCTGGTTTATGCTCTACTGTTTCTGTTACTGTTTCAATAATAGTTTCTGTAACACCAGGAGTACATAAGCCAATAGTATCTGTTGTGCAGTCTACAGCATTACTAGAAGAGGATAGGCATACCAATATACATAGCCATAGCCATAAATAAAAACTTCTCAAGGTCATGATTATCCTCCTTCCTTTTTACAATTTCATTTGCTTTTTCTTTTAGTAATCTAGCTTTGACTAAGCTACCCTCTGGCATAAGATGTACATTGTCTAACCATGCATCTCTTGCATCATTTCCTATTTTACTTTCACCATTAATATTTACAGGGGCGTAAGTACCAGCGTTCCATAATGCATCGAACACTCTTGGTTCAGATGCTAATAAAGTTACCGCACCAACTTTCATTTGAAATTGGTATAACTTTGAAGAGAGTAATAATAATTCACAAGTTTCATCGGTGACTGTAATACCCGAACTAATACCAAATATCTGGGTTTGCACCGCACCCGCTACAGCAGTCTTACAAATATTAGAATTGTTTACGACAACGGAAGGGGAGTTAGCAGTACCAGGCGTTGAGGTCACTACCGTACTAGACACAGTAGAGTTGGTATCCGCACCTAAAATTTTTGTAGAAAAAAATAAACTAAGAAATAAGATAAGTATAAACTTCATGCACCACAGCTTTCACATTCGTCATCACAAAAACAATTGTTTTCATCACCACCACATACTGGGCATTTAGGATTTATCTCGCTGTGCATGGCACTCCCTCTGATGATACAAATGGGTGTTCTGCAAATGCCATGTAGATGTATGTTGCTCCATTAGTATTATGCCCACCTTCACTTGTTCTGATTTTAAAACCATTTGATACTAAATCAGTAGCATAAAAATTTTCTTCAGCTCTACCATCATTTGCTAGTAAGTTCTCATTTGCGGGATTTATAGGGGAGCGTTTATTATCTCTTATATTCCAATTTTCACCACTTGCACTTGTTCTTTTAACCATAATCCATTGGGGCTTAAACCCTGTATAGATAAACGGCCCATCTGCATTGCCATTACCTGTGTAGCTACCGATTTTACTGTAGCCTTGTATTGAACGAAAACAATACGCAACATATTTAATATTTTCTTTACCAGAAGCCGCAGAGGAGGAAGCTCCAATTACAGTAGATGTAGGAGCAGAAACAAAAACTGTGCCTCCCGCATCTGTTGCTTTTGCAATAGTAGAATTTAACTGTAAATAATCTGTATTAAAATTAAAAGTTATAGCAGATGTTCCTACATACCACGCAACAGCTTCATCTCTATTTTTGTAAATTATTAATTCTGGTGTTCCTCCTAAACCATGTGCCATGGTTCTTGCATCACTGCCGCTTGGCCCTGTCCAAGTTACAATAGAAAATCCTGCTGTTGTGTTTGCTTGGTATACAGAATCTGTATTACCCACACCTGTTGATGAAGCATCATTAGTTGTTGTCGTTCCACCATTAGCTTTCCATTGCCAACCAACGTAAGTTGCTGAATTTTCA